AATATTAAATGTTTGAAAATAAGACTGAGGAGTACCAAACTCAGAATCATAAAACAGGATGATGCCATCAGAATACTTCTTAAGAAACGAGGAAGCGAGCAGAAGTGCGAACCCAGTCTTGAAGTGCTTTGAAGGACCAGCCAACATAGTCAAGCCAGGAGTAATGCCACCATCAACTGAACCAGACAACGCAACGTTGATCATGGGAACAGAAGTAGGAATCATATCCTTCTTGGTGAAGATCTTACTATCGGTAAGCGTAGCAGTCAAATCAATTGTAGAATTCTTAATCAAACGATCTTTAAGTGACATGTATTTCTCCTATTAGCTGTATTATTATATCTCGTATTTTTGTATTTGTCAACTCTCAATATATTTGTCCATCTTTTTAATAAATGCTTTAATTTTCTTTTCTCTGTCTGGCCAAACGATAGTGTCCTTCTCAGGATTCTTCATAAGGTTGTTGAGTAGAGGCATAATCATATCTCTCAATCCTTGCACCTTATCTTTAGTTTGCGCTTTAATTTCGGTTGTGTCGGCAAATGAAAAGCCGAAATCGTCTTCTTCATCATTCATGCAAAAAAGTCCTCTAGTGTCGATCTTTGTTCTACCTCCCAACCAATTACTTCTGTGATTGATTTAAGTGGTTCCAAAAATGCTTTGTTGAACTGGATATCTCGATCAATATACTTATCCATCTTCATATCTATAGGTAACTGATCTGCATTAGCGATAACAGTATCCTTCACAGGATTAGGAAGCTTTAGATATGCGAACTTGATTTTATCGCCATCTGAGATCGTTTGGAGAAAGGATAGCTTCTTTTCTGTGACGATTTTATTGAAAAGCAAAGCAGATTTTACTTGTATTGGTGTTCCTTTTTTGTAGATAGAAGCTCGATCTGTGTAATCTTTTAAATTCTTTACGCCTCTCGGGAATGCAACATCTTCGAATGGTAGCTCCATGAACCTAACTTTAAATTCCATAATAAACTTCTGAAGATCAGCTTCTTCTTGGTTCATGATAATCTCAAAACACTTCTTCAATGTTTCTCGACATGCATGAGGAGTTGATGAACGAACAGCCTCGATGCCTTGGATCTTTAGCTTAGGCTTATCATATTGCACACCTTCAACATTCCAAGCATTGAGGATATACATCTTTTTTGCTTTCCAAATACCTTTGTTCGCGATAGTTTCGCGCTTCATCTGCATCTTTTGCTGATAAGCGTTCATCAAGCTTGCCAGTTCCTGATAACACTTATCAAGATATAACTGAATCTTCTTCTCGCAGAAAGCATCGATAGCACCAACGATAAACATATCATCATCAATGTTAAGATGCTTTACCATTTCCTCCATCGTTACATAGATAGAGTCTGTGTCAGCTGCAATAACATAATCAACATCTTTAGTTTTTAGCATCTTATTCATAAACTCGTTAACTTTCTTTTCAATCCAACGAATAGAAAGCTGACCAGAGGTAGTAATTGCTTCAGCGTGATTGAAGTTGAACCAACGAAAGTACTGATTACCAAGAGCGCCGTAAGCAGAGTTTAGCTGAATCTTTTTCGCCATCTGCATATTATGATAACGAGCAATATCTTTCAGAAGTTCAGGATCTTTTGTTTCTTCATACTTCTTCTTAGCTTCAATCATCTTCTTCTTATATTCAACTCGATCGTTGTACATCTTCTCCATCAGAGCAGGAAGGAAGCCTTGCTTGTCCTTACGGTACATACAACCATTAGCAGCGTATGCGTAATCTTGATTACGAAGATGAAATGCATAATCTACACCATTCAAAATGTTATCAATAGATGGCATTTCGCCCCAACGCATAACATATGTTTCTGGACTGATGTTATACTGCATAATCAAATGAGGATACAAGCTGTTCAAATCGAACGATACAACCCACTTACTCAAACCAATCCTAGGATCTTTAACATATCCACCAACCAGCGAATCAAAGTCAGGCTGTTTCTTGAACTGAGGAATAACAATCCTACGCTCAAGTAGATAGTTGTGAATGATAACATCCCATGGTCGCACAGTCGTCATGGTATCATTATAGTTTACTTTAGCGTCGTATGCCAACGCCATTACCTGCTCAATAAACTTGAGCTTTTCTTCGAGCTTATCAACAAGCACGCAGTCATGAATATTATACTCAATGAACTTTTGATAATTGTTCTTATACAATGACAACAGATTACCATACTCAGAGTAATCTATCTTCTTCTCACCTAGTTCTATTTGTGCAATATAATCAAGCTTGTAGCTTTCCTGATTACCGAAAGTAAACTTGCGATACAGTTGATAGTAATCAAGAACAGCAATACCAACTGGATTATATGATTGATTTTTCTTGCCCTTGAATTCTACTTCCTTCTTATCAAGAATTTTCCAAGGCGACATCTTCTTAACTTCAATATCTCCCAGCAAATTCTTAATTCTATTTGCAAGATAGGGAATATCAAAGAACTCAATGTTCCATCCAGTTACAATATCAGGTTTCCAACTTTCATGATTCCATACCTGCAAATATCGTGCAAGTAGTTCGTGTTCGTTCTTACAACGAATATACTGAATGTTAGGAGCATGTTCAACATACTCACCACAACCGAACACTATACTCTTACCATTCTTACGGAGAGTAATGGCAGTTATCTCTTTGTCTGCCAATTCAATACTTGGGAATCCTTCATCAGCTGCGCACTCAATATCAATACTGACGATTGAGACAAGCGAAGGATCGTACTGCACCTCTCCGATATAAGTGTCGTAGAGATATGTGTATGTGAATGCGGTAAGTCCGTAGATGTCCATGTTCGCGACTCCATCATACTTTTCAAGAAAGTCTTTGGCATCACCAATTGAGTCGAACGACATTTTGTCTACGGACTTACCGTCTAGTGTCTTATAGAAACCATTTTGTTTTGGAAGAAACAGATAAGGCTTGTAATCAATTACATTCGCAATACGCTTACCATTCTCATAACCACGTACATAAATCTTATCTCCACGTTGGTGCGCATGCGTGTAAAATTTCATGATAACTCCAAATAAAAAAGGTATAATTTACATTATACCCTTTAATTAACTAATTGTCAAGTAAATATAGTAAGAGCTTCTTCGTATAACTCTTTACGTTCTTCTAATCCAATAGTACCACCGTTGATCTTCTTACTGACAGTAGCAACATCTCCCTTGTCAGCCCAATCATTAAGATCATGCTGATCCCAGAACCAAGCAGCTGAACGAATAGCGCCTTCTGGAGTTTCTAGATAATCAGGATTGTTGATTAGGTCAACTTCAAGATCTTCGCCACAAGCAGTATAGTTCGAACGGCCAGTTAATTGAATCGCCCCTCGCCCACGAAAACGATACCCATCTCCAGAATGCTCATCACCGTTGCCCATACGAGAAGCATAAACGCGATTAGCGATTTTTTCAGGATTGTTAGCATAGTCGTCCGGGTCCACGTTCTTAAAATACTTTGGGAAAATCTGCTGAAGACGAGCAGCCTTATAGTTTAAATTCTCATGTAGTCTTGTTAAACCTGCAGACTCATGTCCAATTTGTGCAAGAAACATAGACAAACGCTGAGGAGTGTTGATTTCAAATTCTTCGATTACTTTATTGATTGGATCAACAAACTTTTCAAGAACGAAATCATCCGTATCTTCATAAAAATTCCATAATTGATCGAGAGTTACTTTCATTGATGTCTCCTATATGTTATCGGGGAACGAATTCCCCGATATTTATCATTAGAAAGACTGACTTGGGATTCTTTGTCTCAATGTATTCGCAACAACATTATGTATTTCACAACGGTAAATACCCAAGTCAGCAAGCTCTCTGTCTGTTAGCTTATTTAACTCAGAAAATGCTGAGTTGTAAGCAAAGGATCTACGTAACCAAGTTGTTGCTTGGTTAATAGAATAGGTTAGTAAATCAAACATTATTCTTTTGAGATTTTCTTCTTAGGAGAAACCTCTTCCTCTTCTTGTATTTCGATCTTCTTCGGCTTCTTATCCTCTGGGATAACATGCTCGAGCCAGATCTTAAGCATACCATTTACCATCTTTGCGTTATTCACAACAACGTTGTCAGCAAGAGTAAAGGTACGAGTAAACGGACGGTCAGAAATTCCCTTATGAAGGAATGTCTGGTTAATACCATCATCTGTAATAGTATCAATGGTTGTGTGACCAGCAATCTTTAGCTTGTTCTCTTCAAGAGTAAGCTCGATGTCTTGTTTACCAAAACCAGCAACAGCCATCTCAATTACATAAACATTATCATCTGTTTTCTTCAAATTAAATGGAGGATATCCAGCAGGTGCATTATTGGCAAGGTAATCAGCTGTTTCTTGAATCTTAGCTAGAAACTTTTCTGAGCCAACGAAAAACTTATCAAACTTGGCAAGGTCAGAAAATGTGTGATCGAAACGATATGGTGTATTCATATTTACCTCCTTTATGAGCAAGGTTAGCGTTAAAAAGAACCCCTTAATGGCAGTTCATATATTATATAGTTATTTTTTTATAGATTTAAAGTGTTAAATGAAAAAATATATAAATATATTTGTCAGTCGCGGATTGCCGTCCCACTGACTCTATGTCTTACAAGGAGACCACAGCTATGACTATTTATTATCATATTCATCATATCGTTCCTAAACATATGGGCGGTACAGATGATCCATCAAATTTAATAAAACTTACTGTAGAACAGCATGCGGAAGCCCATAAAAAACTTTGGGAAGAACATGGAAAATGGCAAGATTATATAGCATATAAAGTTTTATGTTCTGAAATTAATCAAGAAGAAGCTAAAAATATTTTAAGAAAAGAAGCTGGTAGATTAGGTGGCTTAAAATCAAAAAGACCAAAATCTTCTTATTCTAATGGTAATAATACAATTTTTAGAAAAAAAGCTTCATGTCCGTATTGCAACAAAACAATGGATATTGGTAATTTAGCAAAATATCATGGAAATAAATGTAAATTTAGCTAGTGTAACTTTTTTTCGTATGTTTCTTTAGCTACACAATAAAGCACATTCATTGTCCTGTCATATAGGAATATTGGAGTCATTTCAGCTAGTTCATACTCTCTGCAAGCTCTCAATATACTATGATATGTACTATCAGGGCCAGCCATATTAGCTGATTCTTCTATTATTTTCTTTGGTATTTCTACTGCATATCTTGTTGGTTTCATTAATCCCATAGCCCCTGGTAATACTTACCAAAAAGAAGTAATCCTTTTCTTACACGATCATGATGCTTCTTATATTCATCATGATTAAACTTGTGATCCTGAAAAAATTCATATTCGTCTTCATCCCTTATAGCATGGAATGTCCAGATCAATTCATCAAGAATCCATTCCCAACGTTCATGAAACAAATCATCAGTGCGACCACATTGTTTTTCCTCTTCAGTTAGAGGAGTTGCAGCTTTTGAGCGAAGATGTTCAGGCACATCTTCATCATCAACATATGGTGAACCATGCTTTGTTTCTTTAAGCTGAATAAGCATAGGATGGATAATGTAAGCGAGCGTATGATCCATTGACCAAGTATCGTAGTTATCTATACGAATCTTAACATTACGCTTTCTTTTACTGGAAATCCAGTTACAGAAATCATTTACCCAAGTACTGGCGAGCCAATCGCCAAACTTATCCTTTAGAACGTAATCCCAACGCTCTTCAAGTTCATCTTTTGCATATCTATCTGTCCAAAAGAAAATCTTATCAGTGATCTGATAAGGACCAATCCAGTTCTTATACGGTCCGAGATATATTTTCATTGTACTTCAGCCTCATGTTT